GAACTGCTATCGGCGCCGTTAATACAAGTAAAACGAATTCGTCTTTCCAGTCCGATTGTCGGGCTTCTAAAAGTTTTCCCTGGTATTCCGCCTGTCCGTCGGCCATACGCTTTGCATGCATATGCTGAGCGTCAGCCATAGCCATCTTTGTCTCCTGGCGCTTCTTAAATATGTGCGTGCCAGCCTGCAAAGCAACCTTTGCTAAACCAAACCACGCCATACTAATACCAAGTAGCTTTTACCGGCTTCTTATCGGGTCTAATTCTTCTAGTTCCTTTTACATCCACAGTCTGTGATTCGTTTGGCATAGTAGTTTGGATATCAATCCCACCTTTTTGCATGCCATCCTTGTCTGCACCCAACTCTGGAGTAATTTTTGGATCTTTTACATTATTTTTTGTCATAGTTTCTCCTTATACTATCTTTTTGGACCTTTCAAGATCTCTACATCAGCCATTTTGAATAAATCATTCTGAATTTTAGCTGTTTGAGACATTGCTTGCTTTGTTAATGATGTACTTGCTCGTAAATTTGCTAATTCTTCGTTTTGTTCGAGCTTTTCATCAAACTGTTCTTGACCCATAAGCTGTTTTGATCGATCTAAATTGATTTTTTCTTGATCTTGCTCACGTTTTACACTTTCGTTAAGCGCTCTTAGGTCTAATTCTCTTGCTTTTAGTTGTGCAACAGGGTCATTTCCAAATGCACCCATAATTTCTTGTTCTTCTTGTCTAAATTCTCTCATCATTTCAGCAATCAACTTAGATTTTCTAGATTCCATTTGTGTTGTAACTGTTAAAATCTGTTGTTGTACTTGTGGGTCTTGTTGTAGCTGTGGATTTACCTGTATAGCTTGTTGCAATTGTGTAATTTGTTGTAGCTCAGTTGCAAATTCTATTTCTAATTGTTCTTGTGCCATTAAAGAAATGTGTTCAAAGATATTTTTTTCTAATGCACCCATAATAACAGGATTATTTTTTGCCATATTCATAGCCATAAAATTTAAGTGAGCTGTAATGTGAGCTCTGTGATCTTGACCTTTGAATGCTTGAAAAGGTTTTCCAGTCATTGCCATAATATTCTCTGATGCAGGATCCATTGGCATTGGTTGTTGCGGTGGTGGTAATATTGCATCAATATTTTTTACACCAATTGCTTCGTACATATCTCTGTACGCTTCGTACATGTTATGCATTTGTGGATTAGACATAGCTAATTGTAATTCTGTTTGTGCTAAACTTATTCTTTGTGATTGTGAAAATATATTTGGATCAGCTACAGGAATAATATCTATCTTGTCATCAAAATCCGTAACCTTAATATTTCGTTGTGCACCAACGACGTCATAAGGATACTCAGCAGGCAAATAAGTTTTAAATACATTCGCAAGTAATTCAAACTCTTGTTTCATCGCCACATACATTCTTTTGTGTATGGCTGACATGACTCTGGAACCACGTTCTAAGAGAGCTATGGTCGTACCAACAGCTGCTTGTTGGTTGCCGTCACCGACCTGCATGTCAGCTATGGCGGCAAATCGTTGTCCTGCCTGAACTACAATCCCCATCAACTGCAATAAAGTCTGTGATGGTTCTTTAAATGGTAAGGGCATAAATGCGTCTCTGATGTTTCCACCAGGTGCATCTACATCTCTGAACTCTCCAGGTTGGATAGAATTTGCTTCGTCTCTTACACGAATACCTCGTTGTTTAAAACCTGCAGGCATATTTGAAAATGTACCTGCATCAATTAATTGTCTTAATGCGTTAGTTGCAGTTCTAGATAAACCACCAATCATGTGGATTAAACCAAAACCGTAGAATCCTAGACCAGGTAAAAATTTAAAATGAACAAAATATTCTATTTTCTTTTTTAACGGATCCATAGGTTGATAGTTTCTTCTAATAGATAATACTTCTCTACTACCAGCATCCAACGTAATAATGTATGGAAGTTTGATTCCAGTCATATCACCAGCGTTGTCTTTATCTTCAAATCCCTCTAGATCTAAATCCATGTGAAATTCTAAGATAGTGAAAATATTATCTTCTCTTGTTTTCTTAACACCTTCTAACTCTCTTTCTTTTTTCTCTACGTCTGTTTCTTGATTATATCCAGGGTTTATTTCTATATCTCTATAGAAACCTGACACTTGTTTTTTTCTTAAATCATTTTCTGACATTTTTAATTTATGCACAACTGCTTCTGCATCTTCGATAGATGTTGCAGTGTATGGAACTATTAAATCATCAGCGGGTACGAACTTAGAAACAGCTCTGCCTAAGAGTTCATCATAATAGATTTTCTTGAAGGCAGAGCCACTAAGAGGGAGATAAAAAAGCATTTGATCGAACTCGGGTTCATACTCCTTCATCACATTCATGAGCTGATAGTTCATGAAATTTTTTACTCTAACAGATTGATCTTCTTTCTGTCTACTCGGTGCACCCATGGTCTGAGTATGCACTGGTCCATTTGCTGGAAGTAATTCTTTGTAAGCTTGCGCTTGAAACTGTGTAACAGCTTCTCCTAAAACAGGGTGTGTTACACCACTTGCGTTTTGAAATGGTTGTGTTCTGTTTTCATATTTAAATCCTAAAAGATCTAGACCCTTTGTATAACTTTGTTCCCAGTCTCTTCTAGATGTTTTGTAATTTTCGTAATTCTCATAAATCTCAGATCCAAGTCTGCCAAGTATTTCTTCTGGTAATAGGTCTGCTAAATTATCAAAATGGCTTTCGCTGTTAGGTTGATTGATTGCTTCAGGGTCAAAATTAATTTCAACAGAGCCATCTTCTTGCTCCTCAATTTTTACATCTTCTGGACCAACTTGCTCTTGGATATTTTGTTCTGTCGCTACCTGAAGTTCTTCTTCACTAGGCGTTTTTATTGTTTGCTCTACGTTTGGAAGAGCTTTGTCTATTTCTGCCATTTATTTTCTCCGAGTTCCGAACCACTATAGTCGGTTTATATGGAACATTCAACCCTTGTGGGTCTGGTCCTCTAAGTGGTGGTATTGTTCTAGTTAATCGTTTTATCATCTTCTAAATTTATCAGCGTTCAATGTTTTACTAAATGTTATAAAAGGTGATGGATCACTCATAAAACCTTCTTTTGTTATACCCACACCATAATCAACCCTGCCTCCGAATAAAGGAGTTGAACCACCGAAAGTTAATTCAGGGTCAATATCTATTTCATCAGGATTAATAAAATCACTAAAGTTTTGTCTAAGATTCAATAAGCCATATTGAGTGGGTAAACCAAGGTCCACAAATTTTGGAACATTAACTCCTAATACATCTTCCGTTCCAAGGTTTATTGTAATAGGAATAGTACCATCTTTTGGTGGTGGCGGAATATTCGTGGGTTTATCATCACCTCCTCCTGTAAAAGGATTATCGTCTCTAACATTTCCTCCTACGTCCGTGCCTGGTGAAATGTTTTCGCCACCCGCTACTGCACCTTTGAAAAATCCGACTCGGCCGCCGTCCTTAAGTCCCATAATTCCTTCTGACTCCGTTTCTACATTTAAATTTCTATCTTTGTAATCAGAATATTTTTTAGCTAGCTCTGGTCCAACAAGATATGCAATACCAAGCTCCTCTCCTTCTAGCCCTTCGTCTTTTGCTTTTGCAACATCAGATACCCCAAGTGCAACACCTAACGCTCCTACAAATGGAACGAATGGTGCAACAGCTCTAAGTGTGCCTTTTGCAAGACCTTTTAGTATTGTACCTTTTGGAATATCAAAATCTTTTATTGTTTGTTTTACGGGTGCTTCTACGGGAACTTTTTTAAGTTCATCACGAACATAAGTTTTAGACGGATAAGTTGTTGGATCTAAGTTATCATAATTTTTTATTCTAGAAGAGAATGCTTTGAAGTCTTCTGTTAGCAAAGCTTTTTCTGGTCTGTCTATTTTAGATAAAGGTTTTACATCTGTTGTTAATTTTAATGATTCAATATCTATTTTTTTCTTACCAGATTTAATTAACTCTTCTGCCTCTAATTTTGTAATTTTAGATAGATCTTTATCTGATGCGACTAGAGCTTTTGTTGAATCAAATCCAATGTCTTTTATTTTTTTAAAATTACCTTTGTTATCAACTTCCAATAATTCAAAGTTTACCACACCAGATGCTTCACCTTTTAATTGTCCACGTAAACCTCTTGCTATTGAATTGTATTTTTCTGCTGCAGCTCTTTTTGTTGCAACATCTGCATTTTTATTATTTAAAGTTGCTAGTGCAATTTTAAGAGCATTGTTACGAAGTCTTTCCACTTTTTCAACCGTATCAGATATGTTTACAGCAGAAGGTATTAAAGCAAATTTATTTAAAGTTTGTGTGGTAAATTTTGGTTGACCATGTTGAATAACAATATCTTTAGATAAAGACCCAGGGAATTTTTCTGTTTTATATTTTTGTAAAGCTTTATAAACTCCATACGGATCTTTCTTTTTATAGTTTGCTTCTTTAAATCTTTTTATTCTTCTTTTTTCTTCTGATGTTTGAAAAGGTAAAATATTTTTGTTATAGTTATTGCTGTCAACAACTTGACTAACATTAATTTTTATCTTCTCTAAATTTTCTTTTGTTGCGGGAACGGATATATTATTTAAATTTAATTTTTTATCAAAGGTAACTCTAAAAGATTTACTGCCAGCCGGACTTGTTTCTACAGAAAGAGATATACCTTTTACTTTTAAATCTTTTAATTCTTTTACTAATTTAGGGTTAACTTTTGTTATACCAGTAGCTTTCTTACCACCAAGTTTTGCTGCTTCTAATTTAGTTAAAGGTTTTGCATAATCTACTCCCTCAACTAAATAAGATTTAATTGTTTTAGCAGCACGACCTGTAGCTTTAAATATTTCGTTCTGTGTTGGGATTCTTCCGTTTTCTAATTTAAAATTTTCTACGAAAAGTTTTAGCTCGTCTTGGATGGGCATCTAGGCCTCCAGTAATTCTGATATTCCGCCGCCTGCTAGGGATATTACTTTTTTCTCTTTGATTTCTTCTACTTCTTCTTCTCCACCTTTTGCCATGCCAGACATAGCTTCTCTTCTAAATTCCTCAAAAGTCATTGGTTGTAAACCTTGCTCTAACATGTCAAAAATATATTTTTCATACTCTTCAACTAAAATAGGATCTCTATCGTCAGAACCAGCTTGTATCATTGGGCCTTCTGACAACATTATTTTAGCATCGTCAGTTTGCATAATTCCTGATTCTTGATTATCAGGCATTGGGTCTGCAATTTTAATATTATTTTTTCTAATATAGTCTGTAAGAGTATCACCTGGTTCTACACCTACGCCTCTTTCAAATGCATCGATTACGTCTTCGTATTTTTCAAATTCCATACTAATAATACTCCAGTTGTCTTGGTTCTCTCGGCTCTTCTTTTTCATCTTCTGGATGAGGTAGAAGTCCGCCCTGCCGTATTCTCATCAATGCCTGTGTTGTGCTATCAACGTAGTCATCGTGATCACCATGCGGGAACGCTGCACATTCTTCAACTACTTCTTGTGCAAAGTGCTCATGCATAGGAGCATATACCTTACCGCTTTCGAAAAGCGGAGATATTGAGTTTACTCTCGCTTGTTTATCATTTCCACGGCTAGGTGTAAAGTTAATTACTGGGATTCCCATTCTTCTCAATTCTGACGTTAATGGTATTCCTGATGCCTTGGCCTCGATTAAAACCATATCAGGACGCCAGTATAGATACTCTTCATGAGCCACGCGACGTAGTTCAGGGAACTCGTACCTATCTTTAAATGCATTGAGTAAGATAATATTATAACCTTTGTCTTCATCTTCAAAGACTCCCCATGTCGTTATCGCACTAAAGTCGGCTGATTCTTTTTTTAAAAATGCCGTATCATAACTCTGCACAATATAATCGACTCGAGGTGGGTTGTGTCCTTCCCAGTTTTGCCACCACTCTCGTTTTAATATTGCGCCTTCTTCAGCTGTTGGCTGTTGCATATACTGAGCGTTCCAGTTTGAAACTGGAATAGATGCTTTAGTTTTTTCTAATTCTTCAGCTGTCCAGTATTCTGGCCACACTGGTTTACCTGATGGTAATAGCGCTGGTAGTTCTACAACTTCCCATTGATCAGAATCATCTTCTCCCTGAGCCCTGATTAATTGTCCAGTTAGATCCTTGGTATTCCATCTTGTCATTACAACCACAATACGTCCGCCTGGTTGTAAACGTTGACGTGGACCTGATGTATACCAGTTCCAAGCTTTTTCGAAAGACTTACTATCTTTTCTAATATCTTGTTCTTTGTGTGGATCATCAATGATCAGGAGATCGGCACCACGGCCCGTGATTGCTCCACCAACACCAGCTGCAAAATATTCTCCTCCCTGTTCCGTTTTCCATTTACCAGCAGCCTGAGAGTCCTCTTGCAGTCTTGTAGAAAAAAGTTCCCGGTACCGGGGCTCATCGACCAGGTTTTTTGTTTTACGACCAAAGTCTATTGCAAGATCTGCAGTGTGGGTCGCTTGAATAATTTTTAGTTTGGGATTACGGCCAATCATCCATGCCGGGAGTAAGTATGAGGCAAACTCCGATTTTGTATGTCTTGGCGGCATGTTGATGATTAGGCGCTTAATCTTGCCAGAGGCAAGTTCGTTAAATTTTTTATTAATAATTTTATGATGTGATCCTTCAATAAACTCAGGCCAAGCATAGTTCACAAAACTCAAAAAGTTATTTTCGATTTTTGGTTTGGCTTTTGCTAGTTCTAGACTTCTTTCCAATTCTAAAAGTCTTTCGCTTTCTTCCTTGGTCAATCCGTCAAAATTTTTTGAAAAATTTTTTTCGTTAGACATATATAAACTTGTTTTCAAAACCTTTACCATAACTGTCTGTATTCTACAATATATACGTACTCTGGGACCCCTTCTGTGTCAAAGGGGGGTTGACCTTTTATAAACAAAACAAAAACGTCGTTTGGTCTGGTACCTCTATTGGGGTGGGCCCGCCCGGTCACATGCCCCCCAGGGGGTGGGCCCGCCCACACACATGCCCCCCAGGAGCTATGCAGTTTTTGCATAGGATATTGTAGGATTATTATAGATATAAAAAAACCGTGGCCCAGATTACTGGGCCACGGTTAAGGACACACTATGGAAAGTGTTCTATTTATTGAGAGTCGTAACCCTCAAATTTAAACTTTAATTGTTTTGAGTCCTTTATTTCATCAGTTAATATTAATGGCTCTTCCATATTAACTATTGAAAATAAAACAGACTTATTCTTATTAATTATTCTGTGAGCGTCTAACAATTCGTTAGCGCCTTCCAAATAATCTGAAGTCCCTGCGATTGTATAATCATCATTAAAATGATCATACTTTTGATGTTTAATTATTAAGTACATATTATATCCTTTCATTATGGTTAGGTAGTCCAGTTAAGACAGCCATTACACCTGCAAAGCTGACTAACAGTCCTGGTATTGTATATTCACTATGCATTGCCAATATTAATCCTAACATTGCCAACACAAATCCTATTAAAACTTTTAATAGTGATAGCCACATATATAACATATTATCCTGCCTTCCTTTCCTGGTTTGCGCTCATCTTAACTGGTCTTTTTGCACATCTATAATTTTTTCTGAACGTGTCAAAATATATAACGTGCTTTTCTGTGAAGGTGCATTTACTATCCCACTTAAATGGTCTGTGTATAAACTTACCATATTTATCTGCTTTGTATGAGATAAGCCCTGTTGTACCTTCTTTTATTTTTATTGTTTTCATATTATATCCTTTCTTTTATATCTGGGATATTACAGGATATCCCAGATATTGTCAACAACTAAATTAATTAATTGTTTCATCTATTGGTGGTAAAGCTTTTACTTCTCTATTCCAGCTTAAACCGTCTTTTTGTAGGTTGTTATGGAGTTTAGTTTTTAAACTGTCCGGGCTTCCTGCTTCCATGATTTCTTTATATGAAGCCCTTTTATTTTCCTCCAATGTTGCAAGCACTTTGCCCTCGGGTGTTTGTTTAATTTTTGCCCGTGCAAAGTCCCCGGCCCAGTCTCTTATTTGTTCCCAGCAATCGTCCGGAGTTATACGGCTTGAACCATAACCAAATAAATCAAAATCCTTTTCTTTGAATTTATAATTTATATCCTTTTTAGCTTGTTTGGTTTTATTAAAAAACCTTGCCGCTTTACTCATTTTAGTTTTAACATTATTAATAGCTTCCTGCAGCTCTTCAATAATTGGTGTTGCGCCAATATCATCTGCCAGATTTTTTTCTGCTATCTCTATTGCTTCTGCTTCTATTGATTTTAATTTCAATTCCGCAGCGTTAATCAACGGGTCATAGTTCCGGTTTAACTCGGATACAAAGTGGTCCCGTTGCCATTTTTGCATTGTGCTTTTTGCCATGTTTTATCCTTTCTGTTAATTATTTTTATAAACTACTTGACAATCATTGTCAATAGGATTATATGGGATATATTAATTAATTTACTTGTTTAGATAATTAATTAATTTGAGCGGCGGCTGACTGCTTTAAGGTGTGCACACTATCAGCCATGGTCCAGGTTAATTTAGAATTAAAGCTATAGGCCTGGACCTGATCCCTGGTCCTGTGTCGAATTAAATTCAGCTAGCAGGACCTGGGATCAGTGAGAGATATAGGTATTCTAGATAATAACCAACTAGCTCACTGGTCCGGGCCTCAGGGGACAGGCTAAAGTCCTCAAGCTATTTTTTTTGGGTGGGCCCGCCCACGCACAAGCCCCCCACAGTTTAGAATGATTCTAAACTAACAAGCTTGACAAGTCCGCAGGCCTGGGATATTGTAGGACATAGAAAGGATTAAAAAATTATGGATATAAAAACAGCAAAAGAAATTACAGGCAGCCTGAGCAAGCCTTCAAAAATGCCTGGATGGTCTTACGGGTTACCAGCTAAAGAATGCAAGACCGGCGGCAAGCTGCAAAATGTTAAGGGCTCGACTTGTTATGATTGTTATGCTTTAAAAGGTTGCTATGTTTTTAAAGTTGTACAAAATGCACAATACTACAGACTAAAAGCAATTAAAGATCGGAGATGGGTTCAGGCCATGGCATTACAAATAAATAATAAAAGATCTAAAGAATTTAGGTGGCACGACTCGGGAGATATCCAGGACCTGAAACACTTAGCAAAAATTTTCAAAGTTTGTAAACTGACGCCGTCGGTTGATCACTGGCTGCCAACCCGTGAAGCCTGGGTAAAAAAATTTATACCGGCTGCGCCTGATAATTTAAATATAAGATTTTCAATGCCAATGATTGACCAGGAAGCGGCGGGCGGCTGGCCTAATACTTCAACCGTGGTCACTGATAAAACTAAGGCTAATTGTCCAGCACCTAACCAGGGCAACGAGTGCAAGAGCTGCAGAGCGTGTTGGGATAAGTCAATCAAAAATATTGCTTATTTAGCTCACTGATGTTTAAACACCCGAAACACTACAAGGAGCTGGCAAAGATTCGAAAGCAATTCGAAAAGGAACAAGCGGACAAGGCCGCAAGCAACAAGCCTACAAGCGCTCAAGCGCAAGCTGGCAAGCGTCCCAGCCACAAGCCAAAGGGCTCAGGCGCAAACCTTCCCTCACAAGAGAAATAATTTCTGATCCAGGGTACAAGCGTACCTTCCCCTTATCCAGGGTACAGGCCACAAGGATAAATGTATTCTGTGGATGTTTCACATGGAAGGCTATTTGGTGGGGTGAAAAACGTATTTTGTAGGCAGATGTATACTTCAGTTCTACTGTAAAAAAGGTCCCACTAGGAGCATAAGCCAATAGGTCAGGAGTACCAAGTAAGCTACGGTTTTCAAGCCTATTCCACGAAATTTTTGTAATTGTTTTTTTAAGATCACTATATAATTTAGCCTCTGGTTTCAAGTCGCCTACCTTGAGCTAAATTAAAGTTTGCCAATTATCTTTGGCATCTTCCAAGTACCGCCAAGTTTCTCGCCTTTTAAGTTTAAAATATGCGTGTCTCTATCACCAATCATTCTACTTTCCAAGAGTTGAATGACACTAAGATCAAGTTTTTCACCGTTAGGCATTTCAATTTGGACTCTTGCATTTTGTGCTGCAGGAGATACCAGGAATTTATCTAAGTATTGACGTAATTCTTTCGCTTTCATTAAGTATTGATATATATCCCAGATATCTATATATTGCAAGGATGACTCAAGAGGTAGTTAAAAAAGAAGCTAACTTTCCAACAGATTTAACAGAACAACAAAGAAGGTTCTGTGAGTATTTAATCTTTAATGAAGGTAGAACAACACATCAGGATGCTGCGGTTCAAGCAGGTTATAACGTCAAGTATGCTAGACAAGAAGCATACCGACTAATGCAAAATCCTAAGATACAAAGTTACTTAGCTAAAAGATCTGCTGAGGTGAATAGATCTTTTGCTGTCACCAAACATAACTATGTAAGAAGGCAGCAGATACTATCTCAAAAGTTAGTAGAAGAAGGAAAGACAGAAAAAGCCGTTGGTTTTGAAAACTTAATAGGTAAAGCGACGGGACAGTTTGTAGATATACATTTACATGGGAAGATAAGTGATATGACAAACGAAGAGAAATTAGAAGAAATCAAAAGAATAAAACAAATACAGAACGAGCGAGTCAAAGCTCTAGCAAACTCTAAAGAGTAATCTTCTCCAATTTAACAATACAACCAGCAGGAAAAACATTACGGTCTGAAAATGAAACGTCTTTATCCTCATATGAAGCAAAGGTCCAAACAAATTTGGAAGTTCGTTTGTAAATGTATGCATGCGTTATCATTTTGCTGCATTCGAATTTATCAAATTCTTCGATTGATGCATGGCCTGCATCCCCAGTTATGTCGATCCACTCTAAACGATAAAAATAATACTTCTTCGAACCGATCACGACGTGTTTAAATTTTGATTTCTTATTTCGTTTAGGCATAGGTCTGTATACCCCAGATTTTATAAATTATAAATTTACAATTGTTAATCATATGCGCGCGACCCATAAATCGTTGGTATTACTAGCTTTTTAATACATTTGTACCAATTGTACCAAATTGTACCAGAGGGTCTAGGTACAAAAATGAACGAATAACAATTGGTATTACTACGTTTTTTCATTTGTACCAATTGTACCTAGGTATTTTAAAAAATAAAAAAATTTTTTTATTTTTATAGAAAAAAGTGTATACAATTGCCTTATGGTTAAATTATCCTTGAATCTATTATACTTTTTAATCATTTTTTGTACCTTGGTCGTTTGGATCCTTGGTACAATTTGCATAATACTGGTCGACCTTCTTAAGGAAGGTGTGCATATAACCTTGAAATTCTTTATCAAACACTTCAAACTTCTGAAAGTAGCCATCTTTAGAACACATTAGAATGATTCCAGACTGTATGTTTGTGCCGTACACATGATTGTGTGCCATTGCATAAGCTGCTAGCTGAGTAAAATAATCTCCGATCCATTCTCTTTGTTTCGGCTTGTTAGTTTGTTTGAAGTCTATTATACTTTCGCGCCCGTTATAAATTCCTACGGCATCCGTGGCCCCTGCATACAATCCAGGATAGAACAGTGTCACCTCTGTACCCCACACCTCTTCCAGGTCCCCGAGCCCTGATCGGATAACAATATCAGCCATTTTTCCTGCTTCCTGGCCCAAGGCCGTCAGATCCAGGTGTTTTTGATCGGTCAAATACCCCTCAAGATACGTATGCATACTAGTCCCACGCATTGCACTTATATTCTTTATTCTCTCAGCCGTCTGCGCACCGACTCTAGCTCTCCAATTATCCAGGCTTTTACGCTTCTCTTCCGACTGAGTTTGTGATAGGATCGTTGTTACAGATGGTAACTTTTCGTTATCTATATCGTAGTGTCTTCGACCCATGACTATCGAACGACTCGATCGTGGGTAAATAAATCTTTTATTCCAAATCATCTTTATCTTTCGTTACTTCATTTATTATATACCAAGCAATAATCGCACCAACAATCGTACAACCCATACCAAATAAAAACATACCTAGGCCATGATAAAAAGTCATTTCTTTTTATCCTTCTTCGGCTCCTGTCTTTTTCGATCCAATATCTTTTCGACTAAACTGTCGAACAAAGGATTACCAAGAATGGCCCTTATATTATCCTGCTTTAACTTTGGCAGGTTCAATAGCTTTTGTTTCTTTTTCATTATTCTTTAATTGGTTTAAATCAATAGAACTTGCTATGTTTCCTGACACAGATACTCTGGTTACATCAGAATAGAACGGCGCCACATAGTGCTTCAACCATGCTGGAAAGATAAACATATCTCTCGCTTTAGGAAAGATAGATTGATAGGTTATGGCCTGTCTATTACCTTCACCATACAAAAAAGCTAGACTCCCAGGACCACCAGACTGACCTTCATACTTCTCGTTTTCTTTTTTAATCTCTTCAGGTACATCTAAAAATATTACAAAAGACAGCTGGTCTGCATGATCGTGCGGAGGATTGTATTCGTGCTTCTTCATAAAGTTTACCCACATCGAAGTTAATACATACTCAGGTTTTTTCTCATACGGTGTGTTCTTCCATTTCTGGAATGCTTGATCGTATACACCTAAGATCTGTGATATCTCAGGTAAAAACATTTCTTTGTTTTGATAAGAGTATTCTTCTTTTATTACACCAGCTAGTTTATCTCTATAACTTAAAGATTCTTTTCTGCTGCTTTGTGCTTCGTCTAAAAGTTTCTTTTGAAACTCCTCTGATATCTTAATTTGTAATACGCATGGCCCCCAGGTCAGGACTCCATATTGTACTGTTGGTGCTTCTTTGTCTGCTTTCATTCTAAACTCATTGCCTCCTTGTACTGCTCTAGACTCACCACCTTGCCATTAAATGTTTTACCATCTTTCTGTGTGTAATGATCTATTATTTGTTGTAATTTATTTGTTTTAACCCTTGAATGTTCATACAATGCTAGAGCTACAAAGTATGCATCTCTGTGGCTGCACCTCCAACGCCATTGTTTCTTGCGCCCTGGTTTTACTTTCCTAGGTCCAACGGCCCCGACTCCTAATACATCGTGCACCCATCTGACTACGTGCTCATCCGTCATAGCTATTTCCATCCGGATAACTAAAACATTATGTACAGGTTTACCTTTACGATTGTGTCTGATTTGTTTTGTTTGTTTAAAATATACAGATCCTTCGCCGTCGAATAAACCTGCAATGTATCCTAACATTGCATCGTTCATAAAACCTTGCCTTCGTTCCGTACTATTCTAAGATTAGTGTTTTCTTCAAATAATCTATCACACTCTTCCTCAAAACTTTTACATTTAGTTACAGATTCTTTTAATTTCTTTTTTAAAAATTCATTTTGATTTGTAAGATACTCTATTCTTTCTTCTAAATCGTTTGGTCCTCTAGTGTTCACTAAGCTCTCCTTGTGATTTGCATGTTTCGCATTGTGCATGTTGTTCTTCTTTCGCTTGTTCGTATGGTACTCTAATAAATCCGTTGCCCCCACAGTCAGGACAAATAACTTTTTTATTTTCCACTGGTTTTGATTCTTCCATTTAACTTACTCACTTTCTCTTTTACTAAAATATTTATAGTCTGTGATCTACTTAACGTAGTATTGGGCACTAAAATTTTTCGTAGTTTATCTATGTCGCCGTAAGTGTCATGAGACAAAGAAACATTTTTATATTTTGTTATATCAGTCATCTTCTGTTATACTCCTTTCTAATATTAATTTTCATATGGGATTTATCTCATACAATACAATAGGTGTCAATGAATTTTATTTTAACTTTTATATTTTGTTCGGGCATGGCCAACTCTTGTTTGCCTCCGGTGCAACACACTGCTTCATATCCTGATTTATATACTTGTTTAAATGCAGGGTATAAAGAATCCATAGTTCAGTTAGAAAAAATTGGTGCTAATGATGTAAATCAAAAGAAAATTTTTATTAAATTTTTCTGCACACCATCACAAGAAACCTAGTCTCTTTGCATACAACCAAAAAAGTCTCCACTGCCATCATTCATGACATGTGCATTGATAGGATAATCATGATACGTTGTTAACTTTAATCTTATGATGTCGCAAAGGTCGAAAAAATTTAGCTGGCTGAATAACATCATGTCTGCCAACATTTGTTTTGTCACTGGCACGAGACTGTACACCCCATCGTTGTATATTATAAGATCCACCTACATACTCCTTTATTAATTTATACCAAAGATCTTTATACTTAGGATCCTTAGTGCGGTTCCAATCGTTTGCAGCTTTGTCAATCTTTTCCTGCAACGCCTGTCCTCGTTCCAAACAATATAATCTTACGCAAACCTGGAGCTGATATCTCTACGTTTACACCGTAGGGCTTCCAGGCTTTCTTCATAAGATTTAACTCTAATAAAAAATTAGAGTATTGTTTTTGGCTTATGCCTTTTGGTTTTATTGTTATTACTTTTTCTTTCATCGTAGTATAGTGCTCGAACTAGATGTAGTAACATTAGGTGTTGCTGCACCATTTCCCATGTTATCTTTAACATATGAGCTGTTATAAACCGGTGGCACAAATGTTGCCTTGTGTTCTGCATAATTAATAACTTTATTTTGTAGATCCACAACTTGTTTTAGATATTGCAATTCAAGGTGATCTTTGTCTTGTTTTAAATTTTCTACCTCTTCTGCATTCTCATTACGCTCTTCTTTGTATTGGTCTTTTCTTTCCTGTAGCTCACTAATGTATGTTTGTTGGCCTTCGTTATCTTCTTGAAGACTTTGTATTGTTAGTTCAAGATCTCTTATTTTCTTATCTTTCCTCTTGTTTTGTTTTTCTAGGAAAGTTCTGTAGTTAGCTTTTTTTGTTATAGTCATGTTTTACCTTTCTGTTGTACTTTCTATATAGGATATTACGAGATATTTGTCAACCCCTAACGTCCCTGGCCCCGATATTTTTTATACATACGTCGCTTACTTTTGTTCATTTTACACAAGCTAGGGTTGCGTCCAATCGAAGTTTTGTGAAAAATAGGTTCGTGCTCTATTTTTGCATACAAACCTTTTGCTTTTTTGGCCATTATTCCTCTTCAGCTATAAAATATTCTTTCATTTTAGACTCTAATGTTTTGGGACTAAGTGTTGGTATGTAACTTATTTTACCGTTAACAAATTGTTCTAAATCTGCACCACAATTCATGCATCTATAAAAAGTTTTAGTAACACCTACTAACATTGTAAATTCTTCACAGGTTGGACAAACACCATTAATTATTTCTGTATGAATTTTTACCATTAGTTTAGTATTAATGAAGTAATTTTTTTATCTCCCATGTAAACTTCTACATTTGCTTTAGACTGTATGCATTTAAATACAACTCTGCCACCAGGATCTCTGTCATTCATAGCGTAACGTCTGGCTTTCATACAAGAACTTAGATTCTCGTGATAACGATGCTCTATAATTTTATGATCTTGTATTAATAAGAGTGCAAAAACTAATTCAATCATTAATGTCCACTCCCATTTCTAATTAACTTCTCTACATCTTCTGTAAGTTTCTTTGTTCTTTCTTGTAAAAATTCTATGTTAACTGCATTGTCTCTCATGCTCTTTACTTCTTCCTCTACTTCTTCTAATAATCCTGCGATATGCTCCACCAACATGAAAAGCTCCGCTTCCCCACTTGACTGACCAAGTTCTCCACGTGGGTATTTAATTCTAAACTCTGTATTATGTTCTAAATCTTTTTGAAATAATTCTAATTGAGTGCTGTGCTTGTTGAGTTGCTCATTAATACCAAAATAAGCCCAGGTGCCGATTGCGACGAGCGCGATCAAACTAGCAACCGTCTTCATAGGCATCTGCACTTTAGCCTCGTCCGATATAGTGAGTGGTTTTTTATTCATTCGGTCCTATAAACTTGTCGCCCATAAGTTTTGTATTAGGATTTTCTTTCTTATAATTATCTTTCAGATCATCCCAATGACTGTTGTCAGGCTTCTTGTTTTCAGGAATTATTATACCAGAACATTTTGAAACTAGCAATGCGAAGTTAGGGTTACGTTGAATAGTGGGGTTATTATTGACTTTTCCACACATTTTCATCAATTCTAATTGCTGTTTTAATTGTGCATTTTCTGTTTGTACTTCTCTAAATTCTTTTGTGCAGGCTGAACCTAAATATTTTCTCCAGGTAAGTCTTATCGATTGATCATCAGAAGGGCTGCTATAATTATTGTCAGGATTATAGTGTCGATACTTAGACTCCGAGTCTCTTTGTTCGACTGATATGTCAAAAGAGCCAGTGCTACAAGTATTAGTACCGTCATTGAGCCC